TTGATGTAACCTCAGTCCGCCTGAAACTCAGGTACATGGTTGAAAACAATTACGTCACAATCGATGATCTTGATGAACCATCACCAGGCTTCAAATCAAATATGAACGTTCACATGCGTGATTTCCCGAAAGGTTATCGCGGTGTGCGTCACCAAAACCTCCTTCGCTAATCGCAAATAGCAAATGATGAACCCAAAACCTCCAGTTGAATACTCACGCACCACACGGTCTGTTGAACTAAAGGACTACGCCATCAACAAAAACACTGACGACTTCCTTGAAGTCACACAATGGGAAAACGGTGAAGGCTTTGACCTGCACCTAAGTCGTGGTGAGCAATGGCTTTCACTGACATGGGAAGAATATCGTGCGATGCTGGCAGCACTTGGTGATTGGGTTGAACAACCTGCTGATGTTTGCCCGCATATTGCATCAACGACTGATGGCAGTAATTACTGCAAACTCGGGCTGAAAACGCTTCTTAACTATGCAGGAGAAACTTTGAAATGACCAATGCCTCAGACCCATACGTTGCCTGTTCCTCCCTTGAATGGAAGCTTGGTATTCACTTAGGTGAATGGAGAGCTAGTCGCAATCTCGCCAAAAGAATGGGCGAAAAGCCATCCACTGATGATGCTTACCTGCAAGGTGTTAAAGATCTACTAAATGATTACCTATCATCATTTCAACCCATGCAACTTTCAAATCTGCTCGACGTTTCAAAGCGTCAAGATCCTGTTATTGATCACCTCGCTAATCTTTTAGACGACGCCAAGGCAACGGCTGCTGCAATTTCTGACAACGCAATCGAAGAGCAACGTCCTATCCCGTCAGACTTGCTACGATCCTTCAACAATGACCTTGAACGCATCAAGGCTCATCTTTTAACTGCTGCTGATGTCCCTGAAAAGATTCACACTGCGTCTTGATGAAAAAGACATTGAAATCATCGACAAACTTGCCGAAGAACAAAACAGCTCCCGTGCTGACATCATCCGAAACTCACTTCAGCAAAAAGCAATCACCACTGATGCACTACATCAGGTGACAACTGCCATCCGTAAACGATTCCATGGCATCTTCACTGCACAGCAAGCAGAACAAGCCGCAGCCATTGCAATCTTCACCATCGCGTCGAATCAGCAACAAAAAGCTGCGTAGCATCCTCAACACCTACGACGACTATTTCACGTCGTTGTACTTTGATCGCCTAAACCCTCAACCGCAAAATGAGCAGCAGCTACTTCAACGATTGGATCAGTGACATTGCTCCGCAAGCAATGCAGCCCGTGCTACCCGAAGCACAGGACACTGAAGCAATGATGGATCGTGTCATCCTTCTGGAACTGCTTTACCACTTGGACAAACGCCACGATCAACGGCATCCGCATCACAACACCTACACCAGTCTTTGGCAGCAATACCAAAACAATGGCAACCATCTCTGAAAAGTACATCGGCAACCACGAAGTACACACCAGTCCCCGTGGTGCCAGGTACATCATCACTGATGACGGCAGGAAACTCTACATCTCAAACACCAACAAAACCTATCGTCGCAGCTTCAAACCACGTCCCGGCGCATTCGCTCGTTTCCTAAATGCACAAAACTCGGTATAGTCAATGCAAATGCAAGCTTTCACTACGTGACAAGCATCAACGATCTCAAGCAAGATCATAAAAACGCTCGTAAACGCACCAATCAGTCTGCAGAGCTGATTCAAGAATCAATCAAGCGTTACGGTGCAGCCCGCAGCATCGTCATCGACGAAGACAATCGCATCCTTGCAGGCAATGGCACCATCGAAGGCGCAAAGGCTGCAGGCATCAAAAATGTACGCATCATCGAAACTGCCGGTGATGAAATCATCGCCGTTCGTCGTACGGATCTAACAGAACACGAAAAGGTAGGTCTTGCCCTTGCTGATAACCGCACCAGCGACTTATCAGATTGGGATGCAGAAATGCTGCATCAGCTCAGTCAAGAACAAGACATCAGCCCTTGGTTTGACGAAGATGATCTGGCTGAAATTATTGGCGAAGTCGAAAAGTTGCCCAGTGAAGAAAATACAGATCCTGATGATGTTCCTGAAGCTCCAGAAGATCCAATAACCAAACCAGGCGATCTGTGGATCCTTGGTGACCATCGGTTGCTGTGTGGCGATTCAACTTGCCCGACTGATATTGAGCGTTTATTAAACGGAGAAAAAGCTGCGTTGCTTCATGCAGATCCACCATATGGAATGGGCAAGGCTTCTGATGGCGTGGCAAATGACAACCTATACGACGAAAAACTTGATCAATTCCAAATGGATTGGTGGAATACTTTTCGCCCACATCTGACAGATAACGCAAGTGCCTACATTTGGGGTAACGCTCCTGAACTTTGGCGGCTTTGGTATAAGGCTGGCCTTGGCGATTCGGAACAGATGGAGCTTCGCAATCAAATCGTCTGGGATAAAAAGTGCATCCCTGGCATGAAATCAGAATTACAAACCAGCTTCCCCACCACTACTGAGCACTGCCTGTTCTTTCAGCTTGGCAATCAGTTCCGAGGCAACATAAATACCGCAGACTTTCCTGAAACTTGGGAGCCAATTCGTTCGTATCTTGAATCTCAAGCCTCCGCCGCTGGCATGGACGCAAACGGCATCCGTGATCTTTGCGGGGTGCAAATGTACGGCCATTGGTTTACGCGCTCGCAATTCACCCTGATCCCTGAAAAACATTACAACACTTTGCAGGCAAAGTTCACCGGCTTGTTCCAACGCCCCTGGCGCTCTCTTAAGGCAGAATGGGACAAAGTAAAAGGCGGTCCGACTTCAGAGATCCAAGGCGCTCGCTCGTACTTTGACAACGCTCATGACGTGATGCGCGATGTGTGGGAATTTCCTCGCGTTCATGGCGAAGAAAGACACGGGCATGCAACTCCTAAGCCTGTTGACATGATGAAACGCGTCATGCTTTCAAGCCTTCCAAAAAATGGCTTATGCCTTGAACCCTTCGCTGGGTCTGGATCTACCTTGATGGGAGCACAAGCGACCGGTCGTCGTTGTTTTACTGTTGAGCTAAAACCGGTTTATTGCGATGTTGTAGTCAAGCGATGGGAAGCATTTACTGGTCAAAAAGCGGTTCTGGAATCTAAGGAGGAATAATGGCAGCGCATCGAGGCACAAAACAACAAACAATGGAACGTGCTAATCGCTGCGCACGCATCCTTGCTAATGGTGGTAAGCGGTCTGATTGCATTCGATTTGCAGCGGAAAACTGGGGAGTCTCATCACGCACAGCTGATGCTTACATTAAGAAAGCGCGTGAGTTGTTGCGTGAAGACTGGGACATGGAACGATATGAAATGGTGTCTGAATTGTTGTCGCAGGCGTCTACCCTGCAGATGGAAGCTCGTAAACGCGGGCAGCTTTCTGTTGCTCTCGGCTGTATTAACACTGCCGCCAAACTTGCTCAACTTGTGTCATGACTGAGATTCAGCCTGTCAAGAATGAAGACTTCTGGTATGACCCGACAGAAGACAGCATGTATCGCGTGTGCATGAAAATTGACGGCGTGACAGCCTGCTGCACAGTGTCGTCGATGCACTTGATCGAAGAAAAGCGTGCGCAACTGCGCGGAGCATGTTTGCGTAATGTCGATTCTTGATGTTGTCCCTGAAGGGAACGTTCTGCAAAAGCTAGGTGAAGCTCATGCACTGCAAGATGCAAACGAGCTGTTAGATCGCATCAAGGCTGATCTACACCCAGGGCAACTTGACTTTGTATCAGATCAAGACTCGCAAATCTTGGCAATATCCGCTGGATACGGTGCAGGCAAAACTAGAGCACTGTGCGCCAAAACTCTTGCGCTGTCAATTGCTAATCAAGGTTTCATCGGTTGCGTCATGGAACCTACCGGTCCTTTGATTCGTGACATTTGGCTGAATGACTTTGACGATTTTTTAGAGCATTATGAGATCCCGCATACCTTTAGGGCTTCGCCATTGCCGGAATACATCCTGCACTTGCCTGGTGGTGATACAAAGATCCTGTGCCGTAGCTTTGAAAACTATCAACGCATCATCGGCCTAAACCTCGCATTTTGTTGTGCCGACGAAGTTGACGTTGTAAACACCGCGATCACATCAAGGGCCTTCCCCAAGATTCTTGGTCGTTTGCGTTCCGGCAATATCAGACAGTTTGCGGCAGCATCGACGCCAGAAGGCTTTAAGTGGTTGTATAACGAGTTTGGGACTTCTGATGCGCTCGAACGTCCAGACCGAAAGCTCATCAAGATGAAGACAGTAGATAATCCACATCTGCCGCCTGACTTTATTGAACGCCTAAAAGCTAACTACGATCCAAGCCTGCTGAAAGCCTATCTTGATGGTGAGTTTGTAAACCTGAACACTGGGCAGGTGTACGACAGATTTGATCGTGAGAAACATGTCATAAAATCCTTCGACGCTGGCAGTGAACCTTTACACGTCGGGGTTGACTTCAACATCGGCAACATGAGTGCGGTGATCGCAGTACGCACACCCGATAGGCTTATTGTTATAGATGAAATTAGCGGTGGTCATGACACAGATGCCATCGGACAAGAAATTAAAAGACGATATCCCCACCGTCAGTTATATGCCTACCCTGATGCATCTGGCGGAAATCGAAGCACGAACGCCACGAGAACCGACATCGAAATTTTGCAAAGCTACGGATTCAGCAATCAATCGGAAAGGTCAAATCCTCCCGTGCGTGATCGGGTGGCTGCTGTTCAAGCTGCTTTGGAGAATGGGAAAGGACAAGTAAGGGTGCAGGTTACGGAAAACTGCAAACGCACGATTGAATGCTTAGAGCTGCAAAGCTACACGGAAAAAGGTGAGCCAGACAAAGATGCAGGCTATGACCACATGAACGATGCCATCGGCTACATGGTGTGGCGTCTGTTCAACCCACTGCACGCAAGAGCAGGTCGCGGCACCGGAATCAGGATTTATTGAGCCAGTTGCGCAAGCTGCACACAATGGGGTGAAGCGGGGTCATTCTCGGGTATCTTTAATTCATCAGGGGATCACCCCACACCTCACTTCAAACAAATGGCCCGCACTCTTTCAACCCGTTCAGTCCTCAAGCGTCTCCGTGAAGGTGGTTTTGATATGACCGCCATCATCGAACAATCCAAAGGACGCATTGAAATTGGGCATCTCACTGATGGCCGCGCAACATGGGAGCAACGCGAAGCCAACATGAAACTGGCCGAACAAGCATCTGCACTGATTGGCTGGGATTACTTTGGCAGTGGTTATGGTTCAGTTCATCTCTGGGCTAACCGTGGTTGCCCAGTGCACCGTGAGCTGGTTGCAAACAACATGGACTGATAACACTGGGGGCGAAAGCCCCCTTTTGCTAGACAAAAACGTCAACATCATTTACCCTAAAGTCTGTTCACCTTTTGTTCATTGAACATGCTTGAAGGCGCAGAATTGATTGCCAAGACTAAAGCAATGGCTGATGCGTCCCGTTCTGATCTTGTGCGGGAATGCGGCTATGTCACCATCAAAGAAGACGGCACCGAACGGCTCAACTTCGTCACCTTCTACGAAGCACTGCTTAAGGCTAAGGGTGTTGATCTCAAGCCTAAGAAGCGCATGGGCCGTAAGCTCACGCACAAAACCAAGGTGCAATCTGACGGCAAAGTGATCGTGGGTAGTGCCTACATCGAAGGCATGAACCTTGATCCTGGCACCACGTTTGACATCAAGGTGGGTAAGAACAGCGTGGTTCTGACTGCTGCTGCTGCGGACTAAACTAGGAACATCGACTTGCGGGATTAAGGCGGTGTATTCTGGTTTCTCTCACTATGACCGGCAATTATTTGCCAAGGTCTCGCAAGTCAACGATCCAAATTCAGCGTGGGTAAATCAGGAACCCCACTGGATGCTGATCGAAGATTTGATGGGCGGAACCTATGAGATTCGCCGTCGTCATCGTCGATATTTGCCACAAGAGCCGCGAGAACAAGATGAAAGTTACGATCGCAGGCTGAGCACTTCAATTTGCCCGCCGTATTATCAGCGCCTCGAACGGATGCTGGCTGGGATGCTTACACGCAAACCAGTGCGCCTCAATGACACATCCGATCAAATCCGTGAGCAGCTTTTCAACGTTGATCTAGCTGGTGCAGATCTAAATGTCTGGTGCTACGAAACAGCACGGAAGATGATCCGTTACGGCCATGTCGGTGTTTTAGTTGATGCACCGCGTGATGGTGGTAGACCTTACTGGAGTTCATATTCGCCACGCGATATTCTCGGTTATCGCACCGAAATGATCGACGGCGAACAACGCCTTGTTCAGCTTCGTCTATCTGAAACCGTCATCATCCCCGATGGTGAATACGGCGAAAAGCAAGTGCAGCAGGTGCGTGTGCTGACGCCTGGTGAATTTAAGCTGTTCCAGCGTGATGAAAAGAAAGGCGATTTCCGTGTTATCGACGAAGGACGCACAAGCCTGAATCGCATCCCATTTGCTGTTGCTTACGCGAACAAGGTAAACACCTTTGAATCGCGTCCACCGCTTGAAGATATTGCCAACCTGAATCTCAAGGCTTATCAGATCCAATCTGATTTAGACAATCAACTGCACATTTCAGCAGTGCCGATGTTGGCGTTCTATGGTTTCCCTTCTGCTGCAGAAGAGGTTACCGCTGGTCCTGGTGAAGCAATTGCTTTCCCTGCTGATGGACGCGCAGAATATATTGCCCCATCATCTGATGCGTTTGCATCATTGTTCCAGCGGCTAGATCAAATCGAAAAGCAGATCAACGAGCTGGGTTTGTCTGCTGTGCTGGGTCAAAAGCTAAGTGCTGAAACTGCAGAAGCCAAGCGCATTGATCGCAGTCAAGGCGACAGCACGATGATGGTGATCGCTCAAAACATGCAGGACATGATCGACAACTGCCTGCAGTTCCATGCTGAATATCTTGGTGATCGTCA